TTGCACAAACTGAAGCTGAGAAGCTTTCTTCTTTAGTTGAAGATATTGAATTTGATAACATCGAATCTTTCGAAATGAAAGTGAAGACTGTTAAAGAATCTTACTTCACAAAAGAAGTAACTGAATCAGTTGATGAGGTTGATAGCCTAATTGGTGAAGAAACAATCGATGAGAGCGTTTCCGATACTATGGCTAGATACACACAAGCTATTGCAAAATTTAACAAATAACATATAGGGGATAACTAAAATGTTTAATGCAGACGCAAAATTAATGGAAAAGTGGGGTCCTGTATTGGATCACGATTCCGCTCCTGGTATCCAGGATAAGTACAGAAAAGCTGTTACAGCTAGACTGTTGGAAAACCAAGAAACTGCACTTCGTGAAGAAAGAGCTCATGCTCAAGGAAACTTTATTTCTGAGGCAGCTGCCGCTAACAATGTTGGTGACGCTAACATCGGAACTTTTGATCCTGTCTTGATCTCTCTTGTAAGAAGAGCAATGCCTAACTTAATTGCTTATGATATCGCAGGCGTACAGCCTATGAGTGGACCTACTGGTCTTATCTTTGCAATGAAATCTAAGTACACATCTCAAGGTGGTACAGAAGCATTAGTAGATGAAGCCAATACAGGTTTCTCTGGTACAGGTACACAACAAGCTGGTCCTACTGGTTTGGAAGGTGTTACTGATACTGATACTGATGGTACTATCGGTGATGAATCTGAGATTGCACACACATTCGGTTCTGGCTTAGCTACAGCAGCTGCTGAAAGACTTGGCATTGGCGAAACTGGCGACGGTTCGTTCGGTGAAATGGCTTTCGAAATCGAAAAAGCTACTGTAACTGCTAAGTCTAGAGCTCTAAAAGCTGAGTACACAATGGAGCTTGCTCAAGACCTTAAAGCAATTCATGGTCTTGACGCTGAAGGCGAATTGGCTAACATTCTTTCTGCTGAGATTCTTGCTGAAATCAACAGAGAAGTTGTTAGAACAATCTTCGCAAAAGCTAAGCTCGGTGCTCAACAATCTGATCTTACAACAAAAGGTATTTTTGATCTAAATGCTGATTCTGATGGCAGATGGTCTGTTGAAAGATACAAAGGTCTTATCATGCAACTCGAAAGAGAAGCAAACGTAATTGCAAAAGAAACAAGAAGAGGAAAAGGTAACTTTGTAGTTGTTTCTTCTGATGTTGCTTCTGCTCTTGCAGCTGCTGGTATGTTAGACTACACACCTGCACTCGCTACAAACCTTAACGTTGATGATACTGGTAATACATTTGCTGGTGTTCTTAACGGCAGAATGAAAGTCTATATTGATCCATATTCAACTGAAGACTTTGCATGTGTTGGTTATAGAGGTGCTAACCCATACGACGCTGGTATGTTCTACTGCCCTTACGTTCCTTTAACAATGGTTAAAGCCGTAGGTGAGAATGACTTCCAACCTAGAATGGGCTTTAAAACTCGTTACGGTATGATTGCTAACCCATTTGTGGGCGCAAACGCTGGTAGCGATGCTGGTACTAACAGACAGAACCAGTACTTCAGAATCTTTAAAGTTAACAACATTCTTTAAGAATTAGTTAATGATTCTACTTAAAGGGAGCTTCGGCTCCCTTTTCTTTTTGTATAAATAGATGTATGGCAACGTTAACTACAAACAAAAACTTTTTAAGCCCAATAGGCTTTCAGTTAAAAATTAATAGTAATAAGTATGCTAACTTAGAATATTTCTGTGTTGGTGTTACTTTACCTGGCTTTTCTCTTCCTGCAGTAGATACTCCTTATAAAGGAACTAATCTTGCTTTTACAGGAGATCGTATTCTATTTGAAGATCTTACTGTTCGTATTGCAGTAAATGAAGACTTTGATAACTATATAGAAACATTCGATTGGATGCATAATATCATGCAGTCAGATAGACCTGAAGATCTTAAAGAAGATGGTACATTACTTGTTCTTAATTCGCACAATAATGTATCAAAAGAAATAAAGTTCAATAGTATGTTTCCTACAAATATAGCTCCAGTTGAATTTAATACTCAAGCTACTGACGTAGAAATGGTACAATGCGATATATCGTTTGCTTACACAAACTTTGAGTTTGTTTAGTTAACTGTTTACATTTACATCTTTTTGTGGTATAATATTATTATGAATAATTTGCAAGAAATCTTAGATATGTGGAAAAAAGACTCGATCATCGATGAGATGAACCTCGATGAGAGCTCTCGTAATTCTGCTAAACTTCATTCAAAATACTTAGAACTAATGTCTATACATCGTATAAAGCTTAAAAAAGCTGAACTTGACTTTAAAGTGCTTCTTAAAGACAAATGGTTGCATTATAATGGCAAGATGAGTAAAGAAGAATTAGACGAAAGAGGATGGGAATACGATCCATTAAATGGACTTACTGTTCTAAAAGGCGATATGGATTACTATTATGATGCTGATCCACTGATTCAACAACAGCAAACTAAAATCGAGTACCTTAAAGAAGTAGTAGATACTCTGAAAGAGATTATAGATAATGTTAAATGGAGACACCAAACCATCAAAAACATGATCGAATGGAGAAAGTTTACTAGCGGAGTCTAATGGATACTCTTATTCTTACAAAAAAGAATGAAGTTTTTGTAACCATCGAATGCGATCCAGGCATTGAGATGGAATTATCAGAACACTTTTGTTTTTACGTACCTGGCTATAAGTTTATGCCTGCATATAAAAATCGTATGTGGGATGGAAAAATACGCTTATTTGATACGAGAAAGAAAACTTTATACTGCGGACTTATAAAATATTTACGTGAGTTTTGTGAGAGTAGAGATTATAGCATAATTTATGAAGAATCACCTCGCTATGGTACACTAGAATCCGCCCTCAGCCCTGACATAAATGGCCTACTTGGGAGTATTTCACTCTCTGTGAACGGAGGTGAGATAACCCCTAGGCAATACCAACTTGATGCACTCTCGGTGATGCTTTCTCAGCAAAGGGCCCTTATGTTATCACCTACTGCTTCTGGTAAGAGTTTAATGATATATTTAGCAGTGAGATATCATTTACAGTATAGCATGAATAAGGTTTTAATTATTGTACCTACGACTTCATTAGTAGAGCAAATGTATTCTGACTTTGCTGACTATTCTGCCACTGATTCTACATTTAATGCTGAAGAAGAATGCCATAAAATATATTCTGGCCGAGAAAAATTTGGTGTAGAAAAGAGAGTAATTATAACTACATGGCAGTCAATATTTAAGCTCCCAGGGAATTGGTTCTTAGACTATGGTATGGTTATTGGAGATGAGGCGCATACTTTTAAAGCGAAGTCTCTTACATCTATATTAGAAAAATGCACTGAAGCAAATTATAGAATCGGTACTACAGGAACATTAGATGGTACACAAACTCATCAGCTGGTATTAGAAGGATTGTTTGGTCCAGTTCATAAAGTAATTACTACAAAAGAGTTAATGGATCAGAATGACTTATCTCAATTAAATATTGATGTATTGATTCTTAAGTATAAAGATGAGATTTGTAAAGAAGTAATTAAAAAGAAATATCAAGAAGAAATAGATTTCATTGTTCGATATGAAGCTCGAAATAAATTTATTTCTAATTTAGCACTAGATCAAAAGGGAAATACCTTAGTGCTTTTTCAGTTTGTAGAAAAGCATGGTAAACCGTTACATGATCTTTTAAAGACTAAAGTAACTGGAAATCGAAAATTATTCTATGTCTCAGGAGAAACAGATGTCGATACACGGGAAGAGATTCGTGCAATTACTGAAAAAGAAAGTAATGCCATTATTGTTGCTTCCATTGGAACTTTTAGCACTGGTATTAATATTAAGCGGCTTCACAATATTATCTTTGCTAGTCCATCGAAAAGCCAAATCAGAGTCTTACAATCGATCGGGCGTGGTCTTCGAAAAAGCGGAGACGGTATAGATACTAAGGTATACGATATCGTTGATGATTTACATTGGAAATCTCAAAAAAACTATACGCTTAATCACGCCGCTGAAAGAATTAAAATATATTCTAGAGAGCGTTTCAATTATAAACTTTGGGATATAAATATATAAATGGAAGAATTAGATATCAGACATTTCAAACTTACAAATGGCGAAAGCGTAGTTGGTCTTGTTTCAGTTAAAAACGAAACTAACTATATTGTAGAAAGACCAGTTCTTATAGAAAAAAGTATGATTGGAACTTGGAGCTTTACTCCATGGTTTCCATTCTCTGAGACTAAATCTTTTAAAATAGAGAAAGAACACATTTTGCAGAATGTTCCTGTTGCTGATACAGTAAAGTATAATTATGTACAGTTTGCTTTGAGAATGAGCTTCGCTCATATTGCATCGCCTGAGGACAATTCTGATTTAGAACGACAGCTATATGATGAATATGAAGATAATGAATCCGTACCACTTGAAGATACAGACTACATTATACATTAGTAGTACCTCTATCCTCCCCGGATGACTATATTATTATATCATATAAATGTGAATGTGTAAACGGTTTTAGTGAAAAAACTTAAAATAAATTAATCGTTTACATTTGATTGAAACTATGTTATAATAGATGTATTATGGAGGAAAAATGGACAACTCAAAAAAAGCACATTACGTAAATAACAAAGAATTTTCTCAAGCTGTATATGACTATGCAGGTCAAGTAAAAGAAGCAAAGGAAAAGAATCAGCAAAATCCAATTGTTACTGATTACATTGCGTCTTGTTTTCTTAAGATTGCTGAAGGACTGTCTCACAGACCGAACTTCGTGAGGTACACTTATAGAGAAGAGATGGTAATGGATGCAGTAGAAAATTGTCTTAAAGCAATTAGTAACTATAACATTGAAGCTGCTACAAGAACTGGTAAGCCAAACGCGTTTAGTTACTTTACTCAGATTTGCTATTTTGCGTTTATTCGTAGAATTACAAAAGAGAAAAAGCAACAAGATATTAAGTTTAGATTTATCGAAAAAATGGGTATCGATGACTTTATTCAAATGGGTATGGATGGAGAGCATGCAACTCAAACTGCTTCTTATGTAGATACTTTAAGAGAAAGAATTAGTGTTGTACGTACTAAAGATACTGCAATTAAAGAATTTGCAAAGAAAGAAAAGGATGCAGAGAAATTAGAACTGTTCATGAACTAATATGAAAGTAGCTATATTAAATGACACTCATTGTGGTGTAAGAAATTCGTCAGATATATTTTTAAATTATCAGGAAAGATTTTATAACGAAGTCTTTTTTCCTTATTTAAAAGAAAATAACATTAAAAATATCCTACATTTAGGAGACTATTATGAACACAGAAAGTTCGTTAACTTTAAAGCGCTCAATGCTAATCGTAAGCATTTTCTTGAGCCTATGCGCGACGCCGGCATTACTATGGATATTATCCCCGGAAACCATGACGTCTATTTTAAAAATACAAACGAACTGTGTAGCCTTAAAGAATTGCTGGGTTACTTTACCTCTAATGTAAATATATGCATGAAGCCTACTGTATTAGACTATGATGGTCTTGGAGTTGCAGTAATACCTTGGATAAACAATTCAAACTATAAAGAATATGTTGACTTTGCTCAAAACTGTGGAGCTGCAATTTTAGGAGCTCACTTAGAACTTAAAGGTTTTGATATGATGGCTGGTATGCCTAATCCACATGGTATGAATGCAGATATTTTTTCTAGATTTGAAATGGTTCTATCAGGTCATTTTCATACAAAATCAAGTCAAGGCAATGTTACCTATCTTGGTTCTCAGATGGAATTTACTTGGGCAGACGTAGACGATCCAAAATACTTTCATGTACTTGATACTGAAACAAGAGAGATCGAAGCAGTTCGTAATCCAATTACTATGTTTAAGAAAGTAATTTATGATGATAGTAAAACTGATTATGACACAATTGATGTAAGCCAATATGAAAAGAAATTCATTAAGCTTATCGTTATAAATAAAAATGATCTATACATGTTCGATAAGTTTGTGGATAGATTACAAAACATTGAAACTTATGAACTTAAGATTGCAGAATCGTTCGAAGAGTATCTGGGAAAAAGCGTAGAAGACGAGAAAATATCCCTTGAAGATACTACTACACTTCTGGACTCTTATGTTGAAGCAGTAGATACTGATCTAGATAAAGATCATTTGAAAACTGAATTGAGAAAGCTCTATACAGAAGCTCAAAATTTGGAAGTAGTATGATACATTTTAAATCCTGCGAGTGGAAGAATTTTCTATCCACAGGCGCAGATCCGATAAAAATCCAGCTGGATAAATCTCCATCAACTCTGATTGTTGGTCAAAACGGCGCTGGTAAATCTACCTTACTAGATGCGTTATCATTTGGTCTCTTTGGTAAACCACATAGAGATATCAAAAAAGATCAAATGATTAACAGTATCAATAAAAAAGGTACGATAGTAGAAGTAGAATTTACAATCGGCACTTCGGACTTTAAAGTTGTCAGAGGTATTAAGCCTGGTAAGTTCGAAATTTGGCAGAATGGCAATTTGATTAATCAGTCTTCGAATGCAAGAGACTATCAAAAAATGCTTGAGCAAAATATTCTAAAACTGAATCATAAGTCATTTCACCAAATAGTAGTCTTAGGCTCTTCTTCGTTTATTCCATTTATGCAATTGCCTGTTTGGTCTAGGCGTCAAGTAATTGAAGATTTATTAGACATTAATATCTTTTCTAAGATGAATATTCTTTTAAAAGAAAGAAATGCTAAAATCAAAGATGAACTTAATGACATTAATCATCAAATTGAACTTGTAAAAACTAAAATCGATTCTCAAAATAAGTACATTAAAGACTTACAATCTCTTAATGCTGATCAGATAGATAAAAAGAGAGCAAGTATTGAAGTACATAAAGAAGAGATTAACAAACTATTTGAAGAAAGCAAATCACTTGGCAAAAATCTTCAAGCATCTATTTCAGCTGAAGAAAAGCATCAAAGCCAAATGGTTAAAAAGATATCTCAACTCGAGTCATATGACAATCAATTTAATAATAAAATAAAGGAACTAGTAGAGGAAAGCAAGTTCTATGAGCAGAACGATCAATGCCCGACATGTGACCAGCAAATCGAAGAATCAAAGAAATCAGAAAAGATTGATGGAATTCGACGAAAGGCCAAGGAAGTCCAGACGGCAAAAGAGGATTTACAAAGAAACATTGGAGATCTCAGAGTCGAACAAACAGATGTTTCGGGTAACCTCAACAAGCTACGACAAAAACAGCAACGTATAAACAGTAATAATGATTCTATTGCTCTTTTACAAAAGGAAATAGGTAAGATTCAAAAAGAGATTGATGGTCTACAAAGCCAAACAGGTGATGTATCTCAAGCTAAGAAAGAACTTACTTCTCTTATGAAGAGCAAAGATAAGTCGACTGAACGTAAGCTTGAGTATGTAGAAGAAAGAACTTACAACGAAGTTATAGGTGAAATGCTTAAAGATACTGGTATTAAGACTAAAGTTATCAAGCAGTATCTTCCAGTAATGAATAGACTTATTAATAACTATTTGCAAATACTAGATTTCTTTGTAGCCTTTCATTTAGACGAAAACTTTAGTGAGACAATTAGATCTAGACATAGAGATTCGTTTAACTATGCTTCGTTTTCAGAAGGAGAAAAACAAAGAATCGATTTGTCACTTCTCTTTACTTGGAGACAAATAGCAAAAATGAAGAATTCAGCTGCTACAAATCTTTTAGTATTAGATGAAACATTTGATTCAAGTCTTGATTTTGAAGGTATAGATAATCTAACAAAGATTCTAGATACACTAGATGATGGAAGCAACGTTTTCATTATATCGCATAAAGGTGATGTACTGGAAAATAAATTTAGGTCAAAGATAGAGTTCTTCAAGGATAAGAACTTTTCGAAAATTAGGTAAGCAGTGCCGGATTAGCTCAGCAGGTAGAGCAGCTCACTTGTAATGAGAAGGTCGCGAGTTCGATTCTTGCATCCGGCACCATATTAAAAGGTGATGATTCAGAAGAGCATTTCTAGTTCTTATAACTTTTAGTTCTATCAATATAACAAAATATTCTAAAAAAATCGTTTACAATAGCGTCTAGCTATGATAGAATGTATACATTAAATGAGGATGACTAATCAATGACACCATTCGCAATTCGATCAAACATTAAGCAAAAGACCATCGTCGGTCTATATGTGATGAATCTCGCGAAAGCTCTCAATATCCATCGTTTCCATAAACGAGCTTTTGAGATCAGCTTTCGCAAAAAGATGGAAGAAGGCGTCATGGGTCTTTGTTGGGGCGATACTGACTGGGTTGATATTGAAATCAATCGTACTGCTTCGTGGGAAGAGCAAATGGTTGCTTTGGCTCATGAGATGGTTCATTGTAAACAGTTTTTACGTGGTGAACTCGATGGCTTTCGATGGAAGAAGCGCAACTATGAAAACTGTCAATATGATCATCAACCTTGGGAAAAACAGGCATATGCCCTAGAAGAGAAGCTATATAAGGAATGTTACCCGCACGCTCTGTGCAAGATTTTAAAGAAGTAAGGTATACCTTCCCATCAATTCACGCAGCGTGATAAGTGTTTAGCCCGAGTGGTGGAATTGGTAGACACAAGGGACTTAAAATCCCTCGACCATTATGGTCATGCCGGTTCAAGTCCGGCCTCGGGTACCAATAGGAGAAAAAAATGAAAGACCAATTTGACTTAGAACAAGAAATTATGAATGCATGGAATATTATCGAAGACATTAATATGATAGCATGCCATTTTTGTGACAGTCCAAAATATGCTCATATGCCAGGTGACATAGCTGACGATTTAGCGAATACGCTCTTAGGACTAAAGGAGTTATATGCGTTACGATTTGATCGTCTCTGGGATACATTTGAAGAGTGCGTTGCAAACACAAAGCTTGATCAAAATGAGTATACTGAGTCTGGATTTCGTAAAGAATACGCAGGTCCAGATACTTAAAGAGTTCCGCGCCCTTAGCTCAATTGGATAGAGCAACAGCCTTCTAAGCTGTAGGTTTCAGGTTCGAGTCCTGAAGGGCGCGCCAAATATAGGACTGTAGCTCAATGGTTAGAGCATCCGTCTTATAAGCGGAAGGTCGGTGGTTCAACTCCACCCAGTCCTACCAAATCAAATAACAAAGGAAATGGTTAGTAATGAAAAATCGTTATGGTGATGAGTATCATTGGGAAAAACTCAATGACAAAGAGTACCGGTTTCACATGACTGGTAACTCAATGAAGTACTGTCGTTTCGGTGGTAAACACCTTGAGGAACATATTGATTATAGTAATCTTGGTATGTTTGACCCAAGCGGCGGCCCGTATGTTAGGATTGGTTCTAAGATTTACTTTGATGAGATTCAAGGTGGTCAGAAGGGCGATGAACCTTTGATTGTGGAACGCATTCGTTGGACTGATGATGTCATAATTATAGAGGTGAGTGATGAGTGAACAAAATTAGGAGTTAAATAGTGTTAAATGAAAAATTAGCAACAGATAAACCGTACATTACATTAATATGTAATCCATACGAAGATAAAAGTTCAACTAATACACGAATCACTATTGACGTAATGGAAAAAGATTTAAGCAAAGATGAGATGATTGAAGTACTAGAAACTTTTATGAAATCAATGGGCTATCATTTTAATGAAGGCGAACACCTTGGAATTGAATATGAAAACTAACATGATTGATAAACAGTCTGAAGCACTAGACGCACTAGCAAAACTAAATCAAGAAATGGAAAAAGCTCGTAAGCAGTACGAAGCCGATAATGACGATTGGTGGAACGGGCTAACTGAACAAGAACGTGAAGATGCGTTCTATGCTGTAGTTAAGCGCATACACAAAGCAGAGCTACAGGACCACGGTAGTTATCGTTATGCACTGTACGATGTGTTCGGGTTTGATATGAGCATGTATGGTCGTGGTATGGAATGTGGCTACATGGCTATTCACAATGCTATCTTTGATGGCGAGGACCTGCAAGCTATGAAAGGTGTCACACGCTTTGAAGTAATTGACGATAAAGGACGAACTTATGTAAAGTATCTCAATAAAGAAGAAGGAATCTTTTATGCTTTACAAGATGATAACAGAACATTAAAAGTCTTTATTGACGAGCTAAGTTGGAAGGAATACTTATGAAGGAGAGTGAGTGATGACAATGCCAAATGAACGCCGATGGGCTGTAAATAATACTCGACAGTTTTTAGTTGATTTAATGAATCCTAAAAAGACTCCACGTGTTCCTAAGGAAATTCGCAAAGAAGCATATCGTTGCTTGAAGCATTATCCTGGTGATTACTATATGGAAAAAGCGGCCGAACAGGCACCTGAAATTTTTGGCGATTGGGAGTATTACAAAAATGACTAAATACATAGTTAGTCTAGAAGAAGATACAAAAACTGGAGAACTGATTTTACCTATTCCCGATGAACTAATAGTTGAAATGGGTTGGAGCGAAGGTGATGAATTAGTTTGGGAAGAAACTCTATTGTGTGAAGAACACGGTGAATATCCTGGATATACCTTGAGGAGGACGTTTGAAAATGAAGGTTGAGCTAATGAAGATTGAGCTTGAGGTTGATTATACTACTTGGATTCGGCCGGAAGGTATTTTAAAATCTATATATGTTGGAGACCAATGCGAGCCTGAATGGGAAGAAGTACATACTTGGAAAGAATTAATTGACCGTGATTTAGAAAGCTATAAAGTACCTGGAGTAGATAAAATTGCAGAGTATCATAAAAAAGATATAGCATCGCTGATTGAAGGTTTAAAACAAGCTTCTGAATATTTAAAAGCCCAAGTTGAAGAAATAGGCTATCATGAGCAAAGATAAAATTCCATTAAAGGGTGGAGCAGAATACGATGCTCTAACTAAAGCTCGCAAATGGTATAAATATTTAGATAGACCAGGTGTGGTCAAAAAGATTAAACGGCAATATAACAAAAGGTTTAGACAAAATGGAAAGAATCAAAGTAAATCCGGTAGCAAAGAACTTGAATAAGTTCAATAAGCCTGCTACGCATGTTGACCGTAAGAAAGCTATGAAAAAAGGTTATGAAAAACATCGTGGGGCTGTAGCGCAGTAGGGAGGAAATATGTTATATGCAGATTATATGTTTCAAATTGACGAAAATGGATTGTTGATGTACAACAAAGGTAATGACAGTGTATTGGATATGGTTCAAATCGATAAAACACCATTAAATGTTGGCGATACTTTTGTATTAGAACTAGATGAATTCAATCGCATGTTCTTTCGTCGAGTCGATATTCGAGAAGCAATCTTTGACGATGACTATGAAGAACATATCGGCCTGTAGCACCGGTATAAGGTTATTCCAAAATAATATAAAAAAAAGTGATTTTTTTCACAAAAACAGTTTACTTTTGCAGAGAACGTGATATAATATATACATAAGGTAGGAAATTAAATGAAAAAATCAATTCTCGCGAAGTTACTCGCAAAAGAAAATATCACAGTTCAACAAGGCAACTATCAGACTGCATGGTTTGATATTAAGGACCGTGTCCTTGGTTTGCCACTATGGAAAGATATGGGCAATGACGTAACTGATCTCTTGATCGGTCATGAAGTAGGTCATGCTCTTGAGACTCCATTTGAAGGCTGGCACGATAGCCCTGAAAAGCTAGAAGGCTGTCCTAGGTCATATATTAATGTAATTGAAGATGCTCGTATTGAACGTAAAATTAAAAG